GAGCGGGTAGTGGGTGCAGATCCAGCCCGGTGCGGCGTCGATGGCGAGCAAGTCCGCGATCGCGATATGCGTGCGCACCTCTAAGGCAGGCCGCGGCTTCATGGCAGCGCCTCAACCAGCGCCGCCGACTCCGCAGCCGCGGGAAACAACTCGGCAAACAGTGAATCGGACGGGTCAGGCCATATGGTCCGCTGCCACACCGGGACGTTGGCCTTGACCTGGTCGATCGGCACCTTGTCGCCTTGCGACCTGTTCCGGGTGTCGAGCGGGCCAAAGCGCTCGAAAGGCTCATGCTCTTCGGAGAAAAACCAGCGTTGCAGCTTCGGGAAGTCGATCAGGTGGATGTCGAGGCAGTCCGGCCGCATGAAGCCGTACAGCAGATAGTCCGCCTGGCCATAGACCATCCAGCCGGCGCTCTCGTGCCCCGCGACCGTGCAGCTTTCGGTCTCGAGCGCGTAGCATTTGTAGCGATAGCCCGGCCAGCGGACGATCTTCTCCTCAATGCATAGAGCAGCGCCGTCCTTGCCCTGGACGATCGTGTCGACCGCGTAGCGCTTCTGGAGGAGGGTCGCCAGCCGGCCCTTGTCGATGAACACATAGCGGCCGTCGAAGGCATATGAGCCGTAGAACCCCGGCGCGAGCACATGGTCGCGGACCTGCCGCTGCCACTTGTTGTCGCGGTCGAAGTCGCCGTTCATGCCGCTGCCTCGACCTCCTCGAACAAGTTCGTGAAGTCAGGCCTGATATCGCGCTGGTTGCCTTCGCCGAAGGGCGGATAGGATGCCGCGCGCACGATCTCGTAGAAGCGCTCGGGCTTCTCCGAGTGCTCTCCGCGCGGTGCCTCGAAATGCGTCGGTATCGAAGCCGCCGCGGCGCGAGTCGTTGTCTCCCCGAGCGTTCCGAACAGGCAATGCTCGGTGGAGTTGCGGAAGTAGGATCCGAGCCCGAAAGGCGGCGGCTTGATCCAGGTGATCAGCGTGCGGTGCTGGAACCCCCAATGCGCCATCAACTCGACGGCGCGCGTCATGAAGTTGTTGGTCGTCCAGAGGTAAAGTTGACAGCCGGAGTCTTCGTCGGCCCAAGCGCGAACATCGAGCGCCAGCAGATCCTCGTGGCTCTGCATCGCATAGCCGGGCTTGGCACGGCCTGCCAGCGACAGCCACTCATAGTCCCAGGCCGGATCGAGGACGAGCGTGCGGAACCTGCCGGCGATCGGCCGCAGCGAAATGATGCGCTGCTCGTCGGCCTGCTGACGCTCACGCCGGGTCTCGGCCGAGGCGTCGTTGCGCTTCATGCCGGGATGGATCGCGCCGGAGCCGAGCAACTCATCGAAGCGGTCGTCGGAAAGCCGGGTCAGCTCGTAGAGGGTGAAGCTATCGCTCGGCAATAGGCCCACATGTGGGCCTAAACGGTCACTGTCGGCGATAGCGATCAGTCGTCGGGCATGCGTTCGCCCGAACGACAAGAGTCCTTTGCCGTCCCATTGATTTGCGCCGATCAGCCGCGACCACTTGCCGGGCTCATTCCGGAATCGCTCACGAATCTCGATCAGCCGGCGTCCAGTCTCTAGGATCGCCTCGATGCCTTGCCGCCAAGATGCCTCGATCCATGTCGCAGCCTGCACGACGTCCGGCTCGATGATCTCGACGGCTTGGTCCACGGGCAGTCCCTCATTTCAAATTGCGCACCCCCAAACTCACACTCGCCGCGCCGCCCGGAAGCGCAGCCTGGCACTGCAACTTCAGTCCTCGGGCGTCAGCTTTCGTCGCGCTTTTGCCGCCGCAATTTTTGCAGCCAGACGCTCAGCCTCGCTTTCAAGATCCGCCAGAGTGTCATCGCTGTTCAGCGCCTTCTCGATCGAGATCTGATGCTGGAGCTTCGCGACCTGGCGCTGGCACAGATCGAGGTACGCGCCCCTGATCCGGGCAAACAGCGAGGCCTCGATCGTCTTCGCGCGGCCGGTCCGCAGGTGGTTCATCGACCAGAACGGAATCCCGTAGCGGGCCTCTAGCCGCGTCATGGCATTGTCCTGGTCGCCCCAGCCCCTGGCCTCCGTTTCGACCATGCGGCGGACGTACCCCGTCGCCATCTCCGCACTGCTCACTTCACGCTCCTGATACTGGTTTTCTCTGCACGCCATGTTCCCAGGCCCCGCTACGTTGATCGGCGTAGCGAAGGAGGTTGAGGCAAGCAGGGAAGGTTCGAACGGCAAAGCGCGCCAAAGCCGGGAAGCTCAGGGGCGCGCTCATGCCGCATTCTTTCTAATCAGATGAGAATAGTCCGGGACCGGAGCCCAATGGGTTGGCTCACCGTCAAGTGTCATCGAGGCGTGCCATCCTTCGTGTCGAAAGTTGAGCTGCCCGTTCGAATAGGTCTCGGAAACCAGATATTCGCCAGTCCATGCCTTGCGGCCGGCGTGCGGGTAGAGCAGCAGGACAGTCCTGCCGTCCTTCGGAGCGGTTTCAATCGGCTGCCAGGTCATGCGGCGTCCTCGCGGGCAGCCGGGCCGAAGATGTCAGGGCGCAGCGCGTGGCGGCTTACACCGGTAATGCGCTCCACTTCCAAAACCCTTTCGGCGGGAACCTTCGTCCACTGCGAAATCGCCTGGGGGGTAATGCCACCAAGCGCCTTCGCCAGGCTCACCGGACCGCCGGCGTTCTTCTTCGCGAGATCAAGTGCTTCCTGCATACCGAGAGTGAAAGCATATCTTTCACATGAATGCAAGCACCTCTTTCGGTGAAAGCTTGCCTTACACCCTGCATAATGTCAGGATGGTGGGGAACCGTAAAATCGACAAAGAGCGCGGGAAGCGGGTTCGCTACATCCGCAAGGACAAACTAGGCCTCAGAGCCCAGGAAGAGTTGGCTGCCATGGTCGCGGCAGAAACCGGTGAGCCGCTTTCTCGGGGCGCCGTTGGCAATTGGGAACAAGGTAAGGAAATTGGCCTCAAGAACATGCGGGCGTTGGCGAGAATTGCGCACGTCCCGCTCGAATGGATTTCGGACAATGCCGGCGACCCTACCGAAGAACCACCGTCTGCCGATTCCGCTGATCAGAAGATGTCTCCGGTCGTCGGATATGTCGGAGCTGGTGCGGCTGCGCACTACTACGCGGTTTCCCAAGGCGAACTCGACTACGTTCCAGCACCGAGAGGTGCCGGGCCTAACACTGTGGCCGTCGAGATCAAAGGCGACAGTATCGGCCCACTCTTCAACCGATGGCTGATCTTTTATGACGACGTAAGGTCCCCGGTAACGATGGATCTGATCGGGCGACTGTGCGTCGTCGGGCTGATCAACGACCTGATCTTGGTGAAGCTAATCAAACGCTCCAAACATCAGGATCGGTACGACCTGTTTTCGAATTCGGAGAAGGAACCAGTCATGGAAGGTGTCGAGGTCACATGGGCCGCGAGGGTGAAGCACATGGGGCCAAGATGATGTGCCAATGGGAGGGGCCGCGCCTATGGAAATAGACATCTATAACCTTCTAATCGCCGGAACGGCGGCCTATGGGGGCTACTGCGTGGGAGTTGGAGGCGCCGACAAAATTATGGGATCTATGCTTGCCGTCCTGATATTTGCTATCCCGATGGGCTTCTGGTTTTTCTTCAACGCGCTCGCATACGCCTTCAAGGGTGGTCGTCCGGGTTTTGAGTCGGAAGACGTTCGCTGGGTAGTCTGGCTCTTGCTATTTGGCATAGCGGTATGGCTTTGCGCCGCCGCCGTTGGCTTCATGCGACGAGTTTGGGTGAGCTAAAAGTTAAGCCAGTTGTATTTATCAACATCTAGTCTGTGCGACTGATTGCAACACAATTGGTATTGTTGAGTTGGAAACTCGCAGGACGCTACAATCCCGGCATGGATCGATCCTTCAAAATTGTCGTCTGCTTTGAACGTCGCGATGACGGAGGGCTGCGCGCCTGGTCTGACGACGTGCCCGGCCTCGTGCTGTCGCATAAGGACGCCGACGGCGTGCTTGCCGACGTGCTCGTCGGCATCCGCGAAATCCTGTCGGACCGGTTGGGTGCGACGATCGAAGTCCGGCCGCTCGACAACATCCGCGAGGTGCTTCAGCAAAAAGGCGTCATCGACCCCCCGGTATCGATCATGCAACCAATCGGAGCTCGCGAGTACGTTGCGACGGTCCACTGATTGATTTTCAAATTCGTCGCCCGCCGTCTATGGGAAGCCAAGCTGCGCCGGTGGCAGTGTCAGCCACTGGAGGGCAAGGGACCGCTAAACACCGCTGAGTGGTGGCGCGGACCAAACGGCTTATTCACCGTTCCAGTCGAGACTGACGGTAGTTGCGAGTTCTGGGCGCTGCAGAAGTTGTGTGAGACGTTTGGCGTCAAGATTGATCACCCGGACGACCTGAACGAGCACTGAGCGGCGCCGCCGCCGGGCGCCTTCGCTTTGCAAGCCAGTGTAGGGCAGCGCCGTCCTGTCGGATAGGCGATACTAAGCAGCCTCGAATAAAATTGAAAGCATCGCTTTCTTTTCGCTTGCGGCATCGTGAAAGATATGCTTTCATCTCCCCATCAACGCATGGGGAACCGCATGGATCACTTCGACCTTCCCACCCAGCTCCAGCCCGGCGACCGCGCCGAGGCCGACGCCCGCGACGATTTCGCCGAGGCGCTGGCCCGTTACATCAACCGCTATCCGGCCCGCCACGTCCCGCTCTACCAGCGCGTCCGCAACCTGGCCTGCGTCTCCGGCGACGAGCTGGATCGCCTTGTCCCCGCGGTCGACTACTTCCTCGGCCTCTACGACTCGCAGCGCGCGAAGGGGATGCGGGCATGAGCGCGAGCAGCGAATACACCGACGCCGAGATCGAGCGCAGCCAGCGCAACATCGCGCTTATCCTCGGCATTGAGTCCGACGAGGCGAAACTCGATCGGCTCGAAGCCAAACTCAACGCCATGACCGAGGAACGCGACCGGCTCACCGCCGACCGCATTGCTTCGCTCGAGGCCCTCGTCGCCAAGCTGACGGCCAAGAACAAGCGCCTCCGCGACGCCTTGGACGAGTGCCTTGAGTACTTCGAGGACCGCCACGACGTGGACGACGACGGCGAGGGCGGCATCCACCCCAACAAGGAAATGCGGATGTCCTCGATGATCGCGGAGGCAATCTGATGAACCTTCCCGGCTACGACGAATGGAAGACCCGCAGCCCCTACGACGACATCAGTCCGCTGGACGAGGCCCGCGCCGAGATCGAAGACCAAAACCGCATCATCGACCTGCTCGTCAGCGTGCTTGAGGATTGCGCCAACTACTTCGAGGGCTCGGGCGAGTCCCCCGAACAGCTTGAGCAGTTGGAAGTAAATCTCGCTGCAAAAATCAAAGGGGCTTTGAACACACTATGAAACACGTATCAGAAGCACTGACCCTCGACGCTGACGATGACGGCGAGAAGGCCGGACAGGAGCTTGCCCCGCGGCAGGAAGAACCGCGCCAGCCGCTCCCCGCACCGTCGAACCCGATGGACATGCTGGCGCGCGCCATCGAGCGCGGCGTCCCCCCCGAGACACTCGACAAGCTCATAACGCTCCAGGAGCGCTGGGAGGCGAACCATGCGCGCAAGGCGTTCGACGCGGCCATGGCAGCTGCGAAGGCCGAGATCCCCGTCATCATCAAGAACCGGACGGTCGACTTCACGTCGAGCAAGGGGCGCACTCACTACCGGCACGAAGACCTCGCCGAAATCGCAAGGACCGTGAACCCGATCCTCGGCAAGCATGGCCTGTCCTACCGCTTCCGCACGACAGCCGCAGCGAACGAGCCGGTCAGCGTGACCTGCGTCGTGTCGCACCGTCTCGGCTATTTCGAGGAGAACACCCTCGTCGGCCCGCGCGACGACACTGGTAACAAGAACAGCCTGCAACAGGTCGGCTCGACGCTGACCTACCTCCAGCGCATGACGCTCAAGGCCGCGCTCGGCCTCGCCGCCAGCGATGATGACGACGGCAGGGCGGCAGGCGGCGCGGAACAGGGCGACCCGATCACTGAGGAGCAGGTCAAGGTCATCCGCAAATTGATCGAAGAGACCGGCGCGGAGATCGACAAGTTCTGCGCCTGGCTCAAGATCGAGGCGATCCCCGATCTGCCAGCCGCTTCCTTCCAGAAGGCCGTCAACGCCCTTGAGGCGAAGCGGAGGAAGGCATGATCCAGATCTTCGACATCGAGCAGGGCGGAGAGGAATGGTTCGCGGCCAGGCTGGGCATACCGACCGCGTCCAAGTTCGCCACCGTGATGGCGAAGGGCGAAGGCAAGACGCGCTCCGAATATTTGAGAAAACTGGCGGGAGAAATCCTAACCGGCGAGCCGATGGACTCCTACAGCAATGGCCACATGGAGCGCGGCAAGGCAATGGAGGACGAGGCGCGCGAGCTCTACACCTTCGTCCACGATGCCGACATCCTGCGCGTCGGCTTCATCCGCAGCGGCGCGAAGGGCGCCAGCCCCGACAGCCTGGTTGGCACCGACGGCGGCCTCGAGGTCAAGACCGCGCTGCCGCATATCCAGATCGAGCGGCTGATCAAAGGCACCCTGCCGCCCGAACACCGCGCCCAGGTGCAAGGCAATATGTGGGTTGCCGAGCGTGAGTGGTGGGACTTCGTGAGCTTCTGGCCGAAGCTGCCGCTGTTCAAGATCCGCGTCCACCGCGACGAGCAATACATCAACGAGATGGCCGACGAGGTCGACCGCTTCAACGAAGAGCTTGAGCTCCTCGTTGAGCGCATCCGCGGCTATGGGCAGGACCGCAGCGCGATCCTCAAGAACCAGCTCGTTCAGAGCTTGATGGTGGGGTGAGATGTCGCGCGCGCTCATCACCCTCAACACCGCAGCCGATCGCCAGCGTGCCCACCACTGGGTCGAGAAGGCCCCTTGGGGGACGCGGATCGAGTGGAAGGCAGAAAAGCGCAGCCTGGATCAAAACTCCCGTATGTGGGCCATGTTGACCGACGTGGCGACGCAGAAGGAACACTACGGCCGGCGCTACACGCCCGACCAGTGGAAGGTCATCTTCATGGCGGCCTGCGGGCGCGAGGTGCAGTTCATCCCGAGTCTGGACGGATCCACCTTCATCCCGTGGGGGCAGTCGTCATCCGACCTTTCCAAGGCCGAGATGGCCGACCTGATTGAATTTATCATGTCCTGGGGCGCCGAGAACGGCGTTGCCTTCAACGAGCCGAAAGCGAGGGCCGCCTGATGCCCCGCCGCGACTTCCCCCGCAAGATCAGGCAGGCCGCAATCGACCGCGCCGCCGGCCACTGCGAGAAGTGCGGGGCTGCGCTCAAGGTGGGCGAGGCCGAGGTGGATCATATCCTCGAAGCCGGTTTTGGTGGCGGGCCGCTGCTGGAGAACGCCCAAGTTCTTTGTAAGCCATGTCATACGCCGAAAACCGCAGACGGCATCCGCAGGATGCGCAAGGCCGACCGGGCGAGAGACAAGGCCAGCGGTGCGATGCTGCCCGCAAAGCGCCCGATCCAGTCTCGCGGCTTCCCGACCCGCAAACCCCGTGAGCCAAGGCCGCCGCTGGCCCCGAAACAGCTCTACGCAAAGCTCAAACAGGAGCAGGCGACATGACCTTTCACGCCCCCTCCTTCGGTGTTCCTGCCTTCGATCCCATCCTGGCCGACGCATGGCGCGAAAGCGCGCTGACTGTCGAGCGCAGCATTCGGATGATCCGCCAGCACCTGGACACGATCGAGCACAGGGACGATCGCCTGCGGTGCGGCGAGCTGGTCCACTCCCGCGCCTATGTCGCACAGGCCCGCCGGCTGCTGCCGTGGCACCTGTCGCGCTATCTGGCGGCCCTGCGGCAGGTCACCGAGGCCGAGCTCAAGATGGGGCAGATCGGCATGCCCTTCGCCAAGTCGAGCTCCGCGAGATGATGCATGGAGTGCGCTTCACGCAGCGCAGTCCGGGCGTCATCGCCCAATGTGAGCAACCGAAACGGGCAATGCGCCCAAGGAAAACATCATGGATATGTTAGTAGACAAACCCAAGTCGATTACCGAACAGGTGGTCGACAGGATTGCCGTGCTTGTCACCCAAGCCACGGAGGTCGACCGGCAATTCGTCAACAGAATCCGCAAGCCGGAGTTCTTTGGTTCCGCGGAAACTGTCACGCCGATCCAGGCGGCGCTGATCCTCGAGGCCAACAGCCACAACCGCCGCCTCAGCAACGCGCAATTCGACCTCGTCATGGGCATTCTCATGCGGGGCGAGTGGAAGCGCACGCACCAGGGCATCGCCTTCTACGCGGACGGTGACCTGATGGACGGCCAGCACCGACTGGGCAGCTGCGTCATCACCGGCATCCCGCTGTCGCCGATCATGATTTCGGGCGGCTACAGCAAGGAGGACAACGATGCCATCGACGCCGGTGCAAAACGCACCGCTGCCGATGCCGCGGCGTTGGCCGGTGTTTCCGAGGCGGCGCTGAAATGCGCCATCGTCGAGCAATGGATGAAATACGAGCACCTGGTCAACTACGGCAAGGGCATCAGCTTCACCAACCACCAGGTGAAAGTGAAAGCCATGCAGCACGACGCAGGGCTGACAAGCGCAATCGCGCTTGCCGATACGGTCCTGAAGGCGTGCGCCATCGCTGTCATGTCCAAGCGTGAAATCGCCGGACGGGCTTTCGAGATGGCGCAGGGCGGATGGTCGCCGGTTTACGTCCAGACGCTGCTGACGCTCGTCAACCAGGGCACAGCCGACTACGAGGGCGCCCCGACCGTCTACCTGTCGGAAGCCTACAGCAAGGACCGCGACGAGAAGTCCAAGTACAAGCTGACCGGCCTCCAGCGCCAGGCGATGTGGCACAAGGTCGCCAATCTCTACTCGCACAAGGCCAAGGTCGCCAAGAATGC